CCAGGGCTTAACTTGCTCGATGCGCTGACCAGCGGAAATACAACAAACGATTGCGTCGTCGCAGGTCAGGAGATTGGTCAGCCGAACAGTCGCTCGGGATGCCCTACCGCCACGACCCGAAGAACGCGGCCTCAGTCACCCCGTGCGTGGCGAAGCCGTGCCGCGCCAGCGTCACCGCCTCCAGCTCCGGCGAGTCCGCCCACGCCCACGCGCCGCCCAGCGGGCGCGTCTGCGCGTCCCGCGCCGCATCGTCCAGCGGCCCCTGCCCCAGGTGCCGCCACCGGTCGTTCTTCACGTCATCCGCCAGCGCGCCGCACGCACCCGCGTACTCACGCATCCCCATCACCTGCAGGCGGCGCTTACCAGGCGGCGGCTCCTTGCCAGCCGCAGTCGCCGCGAACCCGTGCTCGGCAAGCGCCTCCATGAACGCGCCCGTCGCCCCGACCGGGTTGATCACCAGCACGCACGGCTGATGCTCATCCCACAGCGCCAGCACCCGCGCGACCAGCCCCGCCGTCCCCGGCCGCGGCGGCTCCGTCAGCTCACCGTGATTCAGGCCGTCAGCGCGCCGCCCCGACACCGCGATCGCCGACCGCGACGCGTCCGGCGCCACCGCGAACGCCAGCGCCACACGCCCCGCCATCTGCGAGGACACGTCAAGGCAATCACCCCACCGGCTCAGGTCAACCCGCTCGGCAGCCGCACCGGACATGTCCGGCACGTTCCCGTACGCGCGGGCGAACTCGACAGGGTCAGTCATGGATTCCCGCTCGCTGCGTATCGTGTCCAGCGTCACCGTGTGCCGCCACTTCCCGCCGCCGCACCGGCACGGCGGATCCGGGCACAACGCCGGCATGAACCCGAAGTAGGACTCCTCGTCATCCGGGTCCCAGCCGTCTGGCGCCGAATACTCGATGTAGCAGATCCCGCGGCCGGAATCCCGCTCCACCGCCGCGCGCCCCAGCTTCACCTTCTCGTTCAGCACCAGCGACGCCGCCGTCCCAGCCGTCGAGCACGTCAGCAGCTGGGCATCCGCCATCGTGATCATCGCCGGGCGAAGCCCCTGCTCACGCCGGTTATCGTTGTCCGCCCAGATCTCATCCGCCACCGCCTGGTGCAGCGTCTTCGAATGCCCCGAAGACGCCGACGTCGACAGCAGCCGGATCAGCGACCCGTTCCGGAACCGGATGAACTCATTCCCCATGCCCTCATAGATCCGGTCCACCAGCCTGAACACCTTCGGCGACCGGCGGATCAGCGGGAACAGCTCATCCAGCCACTTATCCCGCGCGTCCTTCCCCGTCTGCGCCGTGAACACCGACCGCTGCGGGTGAGCCCACCGCGGCGACGTGCACCGGTTCACCTGCCACGACAGGAACAGCGTCGTCTTCCCCGACTGCCGCGGCACCGTCACGATCACCTCACGGTAGGCGGGCAGCCCCGTCAGCGGGTCGATCTCACAGCCGACGTCAGCCGCCGCGACCTGCCACGGCATGAACGGCTGCCGCAGCGCGCGGCCCACCGCCGCCAGCTCGCCGCCGAACGTCTCCCGCTCAGGACGGCGCGGCGTCGCCCACTTCGGCGTACAGCTCATCCGGATCGGGGGCGGTGCCGTCATCGTCATCCGCCGTCAGCTCCCTGACCACCGCGACGTACTGGCGCCACAGCGCCGCGTTCGCCGGGTCCTTGTCGAGCGCCTTCGCCATTGACCTGGCCGCCTGGACCAGCGCCGAGTCGGCCTCCCCGATGCGCTTCGCCCTGCGCAGCTCCGCGAGCGTCCGCTCAAGCTGGCCGTGATTGTTCGTCACGCCCAAAGCGGCCCTCCGGAAAGTTCGGCGCCGTAAATATATTGACTGCCTGCGGCATGGGAGTCAGTCGGCCCCCCCGCCGTGTCGGCCCCTCCCCCCCTATGACCTGCGGTTTTACCAGGCGCGGGAGGTGGTGAAGGACCTGGAGGGCCGTGGCCGTGCGCGTGCCCTGGCTTTGCCGCCGCGCGCGCCGCCTTCGGCGCGGTTGCAGGTGCTGCAGGAGAGGCCGTCGAGGTATCCGCCGTTGGCGTGGTCGTGGGCTAGGTCTAGGTAGCGGCGGGCTACGGTGAGCGGCCACCACGTCATCGGCTCGCCGCCTTCGGCGCACAGGTCGCCGGGCTGGTACTGCTTCAGCCTGCGCTCTCGCTCTGCCTGGTGGGCCGTGCCGTACCCGCGAGCGGCTGTCGTCCCTTGCCAGCGGGCCATGGTCAGGTGACGCGCCGTCCTGCGCGCAGCATCTGCTGCTCGATGTTCAGGTAGCCGATCGGCTCGCCCTGGCATAGCGGCGCAATGCGGCTCAGCCGCCGCAATGTCAGCCGGTCGATGAGGCGTCCTATGGCGGCTGTCGTTCCCTGCCAGCGGGGCACGGGTGACCTCCGGGAATGACGATGGCCCCGAGTCTTCCG